ACCATTGCCCGGTAAGGTTTCGATATATCGGCATTGGCGGGCATAGATACGGCATTATCCGCTATATCGGTATTCCCTGTATTGGGATTGCCGGGGGAAATGGAAGCGGGAAGGTTTACCCCGGCATTAACGCTGATACCTTCCCTCAGGTTGGTATATCCGAAATAGACAGCGCGTCTTTTCTCGAAATCGTGGATAATGCTTCCGGCAAGTACCGCCCCGTCCTCAGAGGCTTGCGCGGCAAATACCCAACGGTACAAGGGCAGGGTTTCTCCATATTCGGTTTTAGTGGCATAGGTAAGCCCCTGCGCATCGCAACGAGCGGTAAAATCGGCTCTGAGTCCGGCTTCTGTCTGTCCGTTCAGGGGGGTATAATCCGCTTCGCTGCCTATTTTAAAATTGCACTCGCTAAACGCATAATAGAGGTCGACATATGAAGTAAGCACGCTTTGCGTTATATTCACATTGCATTTTTCAACCAGCGAAAGGTTGTTATTATAGAGGTTTTTATTGCTTACACCGATGTAGGAATTACTGTTCCCCGCCACGGATAAAGCCATGCGGATTATACTGTTTTTTATTTCCGTCAGTTGAACCGTCCGCAGCAACAGGCCTCTTATATCGCATCTGTCAATGTAAATGAAACCGTTGGTTGTACTGGCGGACGCCAGTTGTACATCCAGTGTTAAGCCTATGAAATATTGCTCCCTTAAACTGGAACTTATATTCACGTTTATGTTTCCGTCTAAGTAAGTAGTGCGGAAACTGTCATTGCCTATAAAATGGTTATTGGAGCCTGTGTTGTTATACAACAGTGTTATTTTGTGATAACCGTCGGCGAAGATATGGGCTACCCCTTTGAATCCTGATGCCGCCCCTGCATTGGCCACACCCATTTCTTTATTTACGGATGACCACGGACTTGCTTTTGAGCCATCCCCGCCTGTGCGGGGGATAACGGGCGAGTAATAGCGCGCGGCGAAGCCCGTTTTTAGCACCGGGACATTACCCGATGTGTAATATTCGTCTTTAAACGTGTATTTATCCATAACCTTATATGTTTTTGATTGTTACTAATACCCGCCCGGTTTTTACCAGATAGATAGTCGCATTGTCGAATACGGCTGTATCGCCCTGCCTGTATTCTTCTATTATGTCCCTGACCTTGTGGGGCTGGTCGTTGAAGAACACGGTGTCGTCTATTTCAAACTCCTTTACTTCGGGGGCTTGGCCTTCTGTTTGCGGGGGTATGGTTTTGAATACTGTGTATATCATATCAATCTTACTTTAGCGTATATATAAATAAATGCCGAGGGGTCGGTAAGCTGTTTTACCGACGAAACGGTGATCACCTGATGTATATCGAAATCCAGTGCGGTTTCAGCCTCAGACACACCGTCGTAGCCATCGACAGGTAGTAATGCCACATCCTGACCGTTGATCGACAGACTGGATATATTCCTGGTTGAAATCTTATAAATAGTTGTTGGTTCATCCAGAAATATTTCTTCCACATCTTTATATATCTTGAAATGGACGCGCCTTTCGAGCATGATCTTTTGTGTGGCTTCCTGTATATACTTAGGAAGCAGATACCTGCCGGAAAATATTTCCTCTTCGGTCTCTCCCTGTTTTGAGCCTAATACCCAATAATCATCCAGATCGGTGATCTCGGGAAGTTCCATTATCGATTTATTTTTAACTGCCATTCATTTATTATTTTAAATTAATATCCGGAATCCATCTTCTGTGGTTATAAAGTATTCTTTATCTTCTGTTATCAGTAGTTTGATAAGTTTCGGCCGGAAATCAGTGAATACAAGTGTAAGGGTGAACTCACACAGTATATAACCGGTATGCATCACGAAATTGAAATCACTACTATTCTTATAATAACATTTAAAGACATCATACATGTATTCTACCTCAAGTAACCTCAAATCAGGGGCAACCAGATCAGAGAAGAAAGCATCATAATTATTCCAGAACCGTCCAATCGTATCACACAGGAAAGAGCATTTCAGTTTAACTTCCTTGGATGAATAAACTACTGTTTGGGTATCATAGGTAAGGCCGTCATTATACTTACTGTTTATCTGAAGATTTTTTTTCAGATCGGGTACCGCATAAACGCTCGCTTTTCCTTTATTGACAATCAGGCCATATTCATTGAGCCTTTTTTCTCCCAACAGATAAGGGGATTCAGGCAGGTTAAACCCGTGTCCGGAAGCGATACCAGTCAGCTTAACAGGGAAGTCATCTGCAAATTCAACTGTTATGATCTGGGCTTTCCTGTATGTATCTCGGTTCGGTTCTCTCCGTAACCTTAATTTCCATGTCCTGCCTAATGATTTTATATTTAATTCTCTGTATCCCGCCTGCCCTATAAACAGGTAAAAATTATCTATATTATCATTATCACTTGTAAGTGAGGCAAAGGTTACTTTGACTGTTTTATTATTGAGCACGGGATTAGAAAGATCAACCTCGATGCCGTCATATTCAGGCCAGTCGTTATAATCAGGATCTTTTAGGGACGGGAATAAAAACAGATCATTGAACCCTTTTTTAGTGATACCCACACCGAAGGATTCAAAAATATCTGTATTGTCTATATACCAGTGATCTTTCATTTTGTTAATTCGACTCCGTGTATTCTTATATAATTCATGTCCTCCCGTAATCCGGAAATATCCTCCCGCATACCATACAGTTCCCGTGTATTAGCATCTATATTTTGTGTATGCTGGAGAATGGAATTGCATGTTGCTATTATCCCTGCATAATCAGCTCTTCCGGCTGCTATCAGTTCAAGTATACCGATTACATTATCATTGATACTTCTTGTATGTTCAACCGATACAGTTAATAATCCTGTCATAAAATCAACGCTATCCTGTGATGCCTGTGCAAATCCTTTCGCTTCGGAAGATCGTGTATCTTCCTCCGAAATATCAATACCTGCGGCAGCCATAGCGTCTTTATAAGCCTGGTTCGCTTCGCGCACGATACGTTCGTACTCAGCTTGTAGTATGCTCTTTTCATCTGCGGTAAGTATATCATCACTCATAGCAATCGCAAAATCATCATACCACTTTTTCAACTTGTCCTGAAGTACCTTATTTTTGACGAAGTTCAGGACAGCATCACTCATATGTCCCTCAAATGATTTCTGTATATCATCGAACGTAAGGTCATATTGTTTTACCAGATCATCAAGCCCATCTTTGAGTGAATCGAATGAAATGCCTGTTAATGATTCCTGCGCTTTCTCGCTGATATCCCCGATAGCTTCCCCGTATTCGATAATGTCATCCAGATAGCCTACAAATTCAGCGTTCATTTCAGCCCATAGCTGAGGTATCTCTTCCCGTATGGTTGCAAGTGTCTCAGGGGATAAACCCAAAATAGAATATGGGTTATTGATGTCCACACCATACTTCGCCAGTTCCTGTTGATATGGGCGCATGGCCTCCCTTATATAAACCCTCTCCCTGTTACCTCCTGATTTCGGTTTAGAGTCCAGAAACTGAGTAGCCAGGTTTTGTGCTGACTCTATCTGCTTCTTTATAAGTTCCTCTGACTTTTTAGCCTGTTCAACAGCTTCAGCACCCGACATGGAATCAAGTAACTCTTTTTGCTTAGATATAACTTTATCCATTGTGGAGATCAGGCGCTGGTACATCTCTGCATTCCGTTCATATATGTCACGGGAGTTACTCCCTCCAAAAACAGATGCAAGTCCGGATAACAAACCTATTCCCCCACCAATGGCTGCGCCTATAGGACCTCCGATTGCTGCACCTGTCTGAGCCAAAGATGCTGCCTTCCCTAAAATTTCAGATATATCACTCAGGACTTTGCCCGTTTCTCCATGCACAGAGCCGAATGCGTTACCCAGCTCTCCGATAATATCGGATGCCCCGTTCAGTCCCTGGATAATATCCGTTACTGCTGTAAATTGTTTTTCAGTGTCTTCCCCTGCATTTTGAAGGTCTTTGAATCCTTTTATTAGTTGTTTGAACGGATTACGTTGGTTCAGCTCATTGCGTAATGCCTTATGACGCTCCATCAAGGTATTGACATCGGTAATATCCTTTACCATATCGGAAAACATTTCTTCTGTCCAGCCATCTGGAAGAGTAGCACCTTCAACTTTATTGTAATAATCAATAAGCTGTTGTATTTCCTTTATGGAATTTTCAATAAATCCACTTGTATGACGGTCAGCATCCTCAAACAGCTTAGTCCACAAAGCTGCTTTCCCGATCATCGCTTCATTGAGTGATTTTAATGCTTCCTGCTCTTCTGCATCGATTAGTTTCTTTTGCCATTCTCCGGTTGCCTTTTTTCGCTTTTCAGCGTATTCTTCTACTATAGCCAACCGCTTTTCTTCAAAGGAACCGTATTCTTTCAGGTATTCTAACCTTGCGTCATTCTCGGCCTTTCCGGCTTTGGCAATATCGGAAAACATACTGCTCATCCAGTCAGACGTAGTATCCTTACGCATTTGCTCTACCTGTTTGTTTATATTTTCGGTAGAAAGTTGACCAGGAAGCTTATCCTTTCCATATTTGGCGATAGCTTCAGACTGTTCCTTAAATTTTTGTTGCTCGAACTCTTTTATCTGTTGGAGTTCCTTCTGGTAATTCAGATGGTTCTGCTCCATCTGTTTCTTGAATCCGTCTTCTCGTGCACTTATTAGTTTTTGCTGCCTGTCCTGTTCATATTTTATCTGATCATTGGCCAGCTTGTTTTGTAATTCTACAAGGTCACGTGCATCTTTTTGTGCTTTTTTAGCAGCGGCATCATCTTGTTTAAAATTTGTCTTATCCCATTTCTGCAACATCTTTGCGGCTTCATCACGCTCTTTCTTTATGCGCTTCCACTCTGAAGAATTTATATCTGTATTTTTCATCTTATCCAGCTCCTTTTGTCTTTCAGACCGGATATACTCGTAGTAGGCTTTTGTCCCTTTGATTATTTCTTTAGAGGTATCTGTTGACGCTACTCCAATTGTTTTTAGTGAATTTGTATATTGTTCATCATAAGTTATCGCATCATTTACCAACTTATTGGATCGATTGATATTCTTATTGTAAATATCCGTCTGTTTATTAAGCTCCAACAGATTTTCCACATCATCATGTGAAGGACCAAACAATATATTTTTAATAAAGCTCTGCCCGGCAATCTTTTCTTTTTTCTCTTCTGCGATAAGTTGGGCTTCAAGTGCTTCTTTATATTTCTGGGAAGCCAGTTCCGTTGCGGCGATGGCCAATGCGCGCTGATGCATAGCCTCAATGAATTTGTCTTTATTCTCATTGAGAATGCTTTCTGCATCGTTGACATTCCTTATCTCAACACCCAAAGTCTTAAACCTGTCTTGATTCGATCTGACGAACTGCTCTTTTTGTTCCATATTATCACCAAGTACAGACCATTCTTTTGATAGTTTATTTACTTCTACTGCTAAAGGTGCTATTGAAGCGGCAGCACTATTCTTCATTTCTGCCATACTCTTTTTTATCGCCTCCTGTTCTGTTTTCCACTCTTTATAAGCATTCACAATAGCTATGGCCGCTGTTACCAGCGTTCCTATAATTGTTAAAGAGAATAACTGTGCAGCAGAATTGGACATTTTTAAAGATTTTGCCAGACTGTTATTAGCGGATGTCCATAAAGCAGTGAGTTTCGTTACAGTAGATATTCTGAAAGCACTTGTAGCATGCAAAGTATTACTTACGGCCTGTAATCCCATAGTAATTGACATCGCAGCCTGTAACTTCGTTTGAATGGCTGCCAGTTGTTCATTGTCTTTTACAAATAAAGAAGCTATACCTTGAAATGCAGAGAATGCGCCTGCAATGCCTGTTATACCCTGGATAACTCCGGCTAATTCTGCACTACCTTTTGTTGTCAGCAGCTTTTGCTCCTGTTGTACTTTTCTGTATGCCATACCGACTTCGGCCAGCTTATCTCTTAATTCATTGTATTTGTCGAGATTTTCTTTGCTTACACTGCCGTCAGCATTAACAAGGGTTGCCATTTCCTCCCTGATGTTTTTCATCCGGGTAAGGATCGTCAATTGCTTTTGTGCTGATGCTGAAGCAGAATCTATATTTTTCTTTTCCTTGGTAATCTCATAATTTACTTCAGAAAGCAGGTCTTTAATTACATTATAAGATTTAGCCATATCCGGGTTTGATCCCGAATCTGCACCAACGTATTGCAAACTGGCCCTAAGCTTATTGGCTATATCTGATAGTTCATCAAGGTATTGACGGTAAGCGCCTATTTTATCTTTTACATTTCCATCATCAAGGCTGGCTTTAAATTTCTGATTTGCGGATATATATTTTTTCTCAAGGCTTTCAATTGATTTGATTATATCATTAGAGCTTACTTTAACCGCATCGGACGGGATTGATTTATCTAAAGAAGCAGATACTTCTTTTGCTTCTTTGTCAAGACGGATAATAGTATCGGAATATGCTTTTTCCAAATTACCCAGATTATCCTTTTCCGCATTTAAGATATTATCGAGTCTCTGGAATTCTCGTTCGAGAGTGTCAACATACTCTTTTGTTACATTCTTATCCCCGGATTCAAAAGCAGTCTGGGCTTCCTGCATTTCACTAAGTGCAATATCCCACCTTTTACTTAGGTCTGATATCACTTCTTCGGTTTTCTTTGCCTGGACGGAAAGTTCCCCTAATGATGCTCCGGATGATACCAGATCATCAATGAATTTCTTGGTTGAATTTCCTGATGGTTTGTCAAGGGCTTTCTCAATCTCTTTTCCGGCCTCCTGAACTGTATCGATGAATTTCTCTGTGGCTTCCTCTGATTCTTTCAGTTTTTTGAGAAAGTCCTTATCATCGCCTGATATGTCAAAGTGTAATCCTGCCATTAGAAATTGAATTGTTCAAAATGTGTATACTTATTCTTGCTGGAACTGTTTTTGTTAGATGGTTTATCTTTCTCTTCCGATTTCCTGTATGGCGCTATTGTTTTCAAAAGATACATCAGGTTCACAAAACTTATCCCTTTCCTTACAAACTCTCTGCTCCATCCGGGGAATGTCTTATAGGCTGACATTTCTATCACCCAGGGGCTGTCTGACTCATCTCTTTCGTCGGTTTCAGAATGTTCGTTCCTTTTAGGGAAGCGATAATATCCAGATAAAAAAAAACATGGTTGTTTTTAAGTATGGATTGGATTGTCGCCCATGATTCTATAATCTTTACTTTACTGATGAGCTGCCTTATTTCCTCTAGACGTGCGGTGTATTCTTTATTATAAATCTCCCGGTAGATTTCTTCTGCGCTTTTCAGATATGAGCGCTTGATTGTTCTTTTATCAATTTTTACATCTATGAATACTGTTAAGAGTATAATTTCGACTAATTGATCAGCATATTTAAAACTCTCAAATATTTGCTCAGCGTCATTCGTATCTGATTTAATATTCGGCAATGCAGAGGCCATAGCACTGATCTTTTGCAGGTCATCCAGTGTTGCATACCTGAATTTAAGTTCTTCCCCTCCGATTATTAGAGTATAATATTCGTTGGTTAGGACTTCATAGGCTTTTTGTTCGATCGTTTTCTCCATGAAAAATATAATTTGTTGCGGGAGCCGGACTCGAACCGGCGACCTTCAGGTAATGAGCCTGCCGAGCTGCCACTGCTCCATCCCGCGACATTAAAAAGCCGGGGTGTTATTCCCGGCCTTATTTTATGCTACAGGAATAGCTTTTTCCCTGAATCCTCCTATCTTTTTCCCGGCAGCATCGTAGTTTGGTTGACGGGTACAGTTAAAAGAATACTTTCCAATATTGTTTTTCCCTACAACACCGGTTTCTTTTACTTCCACAAGCACAGGTGTATATTGTTTTATCTTTGCAGGGAAATCCCCAAGAGCCCGGGTAGTTATCTGCATAGCCCATGTTGAAGTGTCATCATTATCAGGATCTTCAACAAGCCATCCGGCATTATTACCTTCTGTTTCGCCATCTTTCATCCCTTTGAAAGCTTTTGCAAGTGCATCTTCTTTATCGGAAGATGTGAATACAATAGTTTTTATACCCTTTGTGCCGGGTAAACGCAAATTGTCAGCATTTTCAAACTCAATATCGACGCTATTATTTGCTTCTTCCACTGGTTCAACTGTATCGATATCTATCATTTCGATTGAAATAACTCCTGATACAGCATCAAAGTCAGGAAACGCTCCATCTGCTGCTAATGGTGCAAACTTGATAGATTCAATTCCATAGTCAATTTTTGGCATTATCTATAATTTTTTTAATTAATACTTTTTACACTGAATGTTCCACATACAATTGAATTATAAAAGGACTTTATCTCAGGATGGCTAACCGGCACGGGCATCTCTATCGAAGTAATGGCTGTCGCGTCTTTTATTGCGTCATCAAGGATAGAAACTGCAATGTCGGTCAGGTATTTAATCCTGCTCAAATTGGGTTGTGACTGGTCATTACCTTTATTGAGATTCTTAGCATAAGCACACACCTCAATTGTGCCTGGAATTTCTACATTTCCCCGATCCCGTTGAAAAACTGGTTTTATAAGAAAGAATTCTGGCGCACGCTCTTTTTCATTAGCAGGAAAGACAATATTATATACTGCAATCGATATCCCTTTCTCCTGAAGCTTTTCAAGGAATAGATCCCGGATAGAGATTAATATATCTATATTGGTTACTGTCTTCATGCTGCGATCTGTTCAAAAAGTTCAACTGCTTTTGCTTTTGCCATAACCTCTGTAAATAAGAGAACATCATAATCTTTATTCTCAACATAGGAAGCGTAATTCATTCCAGCGACAACAATTAAAACATACTTGTGATTCAACTCATTTAATTTTTCTTGTGCAAACTGTTCACCTTCTGCAGCCCCTGATCCTTCGAATAACGAAATAATAATTTTTCCATCCACTGCTAACATATACCCGACAGAACTTTTAAGATTTCCTGTCCGGTCAGTATAAGATCCTCTATCTTTTGCAAGAGTAGCTGCATATTCACCGACGTAAGAAAGTGTATTTATAATAACAGTTTCAACGTTTTTTAAAGCATTTTCCTGAGCTTCACGAAATGCTTTCTTCCAATTCTTATCAGCATTTATACCCATATACGGCAATGTTTGTAATCGTTTGAAAACCGTTTGGATGTTCCCGACAAACGGACTTTTCCGTTTTGTCGGATCTGTATATTTGTTTCTGTCAGGACTGGTTCAATACTATCAGGGGTAAATATGATGGAAGAATAGTAAAACGATTCTCCGTTCTCATGATTGAACTCTTGTGATCTACCCATTACCTGATCGTAACAAACAGAATGAAATACCCATTCTTCACTGCCTTGAATTTCAAAACCGTTTTCATCTTGTCCTCCGGGAGTGACCTTTAAAATCCATAGTTCAAACGGATACCTTACCATATATCGCTATAATCCTCTAATGATGTTGTTTCTTTCAGTGGGTTATCCTCTCCATATATGGCGAAGATGTTTGATGCTATTTCAACCAGAGCGTCACGATCCCAACTTTCAGACATATCGCCCTGTGACCAGTTCGGCGAAGTAATAATACCGACAAGAAACCATGCATAAGCCAAGTCAAAACCCTTTTGTGACGGTTTAAATTCATCATCAGGATTTATACCCTGTTCAATAAGTAATGTTTTCAATTCATTACTATCTGCGCCTTTTGTCTTTGCCTGTAATACTTCTAAATATGTCATGTCTTAGAGAATATGGCAGGTGTTACCCTGCCAGTTCAGTTATCCTTTCATTGATAGCCTTTACTACAGATTCACGGGGCTTGTCAACCTTGTTCTCTGTTTCAAGGTATCCTTTAAGTTTTTCAAGATCAGTAAAGGACTTAACGTCCGACACCACTTTCTGCCAGGATTGAGTCATATCAATATCGGTGAGAGGATCTTTTACTTTTTTATCCTCTTTTAGACTTAGGTCCTTAACCAACCCTCTTGTTATTGCATCGGTAGCTCGGGTATCATCGAAATGATCGATCTTATCACCGGGTTTGTATGTTTTCTTAGTCACCCGGTCACGAAATTCTTTTAATACTTCTAATTTTTTCATGCTTCTATAACTGTTGTATCAAGTGTGTATATTCTGTCCACATTGGTAACAATAGGCACTACTCTAGCCTGTGAATTGGTGAATTCAGCAAACGAAGGGCGAACTGTATGGTATTTCGATACCAAAATGTAGTCATCAGCAGTCTGGTAAGTTACCTGTTTAGCCGGGCGATTCATTTCCGCCAAACGAGTCCAGACCAAATTCCCGACAATAACATCAGAAGTAAAAACAATTGTGCCTTGTTTCCATGGCCGATTTGACGTCCTTACTCCATCACGTTCCGTTTTTATTACCCTGTCAATCTTAGTCAGCGAGAAACCGAACAAATCACTGAAAACAGTATTTGCCTGTTCAAGTGTCGGAGCTGGTATATTGTTACCAACAAAGCCGCGATTGAAAGCAAATTGTTCTTTGAACTGTTGGGAAAGTACCAACTGATTGAACGTTGCAGTATCAGTATAGGCTCTAAGTAGTCCATTACCATCGTTTGTTGCTTTTTCTTTAATCCGGTTAACATCATCCACAACTTTTGAATTTACCGAATCTGACCAAAGGGCAGTTACTCCGAATTGGTTTTCCGGAATATAACCATAATCAACACGTACTCCGGTCCCGACATTGTTGCCATCAGCCAAAGCAACACCGGTAGACAGTCCTTCCAGGAACATCAGTTCAAGGCGTTCATAAATACCCTGTATTACCCGTGGCGTATCGGCCAGTATTTTAGCGATTATTTCTTGTTCAGGCAGACCTTGCGCAATAAGAGCGTCAATGTCAGACATCTGTTTTTCATTCAACCAAAGTTCCATACCCATTTTAGGTATATTGCCACTTGCTTTTTCCAACGCATCTCTTGTTTTCAACGGAAGGGAAGAATCCATCGCCACAACATCTGCTGCAACTCTGTTATAGTTCCCTGTAATGGTAGCCCATCGGCCATCCACTGAATATGTTTTGGAAAGGAGCTGCTTGAACAGGTAGGTAAGTTCTGTCTGATTCTTATCATTGAGCCGCTCTACCGTCCTAAGGACTAAAGCTGGAAACCTTGTAAGAATATACTGTAAGTATAAAGATTCATTCATTTATCAGTCCTCCAAGAAAGTTATTAGCGGTAACGCTGTTTTTACTGCCGACAAAATACCAGCCATTGGGAATGGTGCAGCTGCCGGATTTACTGAACCTCTAATCATAATACCCGCAAATGGTAACTTTTTAAGAATACTTGCTATTAGTATTCCTGCATATTCATGATCTGCAGGAAGAGCATTATATTCATTTCCATTCGCCGCCAAAGGCATCGGTTTGAATTCACCTGTTGCCGTTTCCTTTATCAACACATGGCCTGCATTGATAACATCATTTGGAAAACTCGTAACATCCAGTGTACGGCCTCCCCTTACTTCTTCAAAGACATCACGAATAACGATATTGTCCTTGCTTGTGATAATCGACTGTTTGTCACCAGTCAAGTCTGCTACTGCCATTGATTAATTCTGTTTTAAATTCCTATTTTATCCAGAACTGCATCCGTTTCTTCCTGAGTAGGTTTATTATTCAGATCGATCGGAAATCCTGGATTTTTTTCAAGACCGGCATTAACGATATTCTGCTTCACAGAAGTAAGTGTATTAATAACAGAAGTGTCGTCTGCATCATCTGTGATATTAAACCCTTCTTCTATTCGCCACTCAGGAATACCAATCTCTTTCGCTTTATTGGTTATGAAAGTTGATCGAAGAGTCGCTTTTTCCTTAGTCTCATAGCCTTGTAGCTTTTCAGACAAAGGTGTAACCGCAGCCAGAACCGCAGCTTTTATTTTTTCGTCAATATCATCCCCAATGTTTGGCTTTGGTTCCGGATCAGAACCACCCCCGATTTTTTCGCCATCTTTAAGCTTATGTTTCTCTTCATACGTCGAAACTGCTGATTTTGCAGCATCTGTCGCACGACTGTCCCCATAACTATCGATGACCTGTTGAAGTGTTACCCCCTCTACATAGCTTGCAACATCTTCCTCTTTTGTTACAGTATTCGCAGCTTTCGTCGCTATCCTGTCTAAAACTGAATCGCTAACCCCGATGAATTTCGCTTTTAGCGCTTCCAAAATTATTTTTTTCATTAAATCAAAATATAAATGTTTTGCACAAATATAATCATAAAAGAGTTTATTAAACACACTTAGACATTAAATATTATACAAAAATACATTTAAAATACTTCTATTTGTTCTATTAAATATAGAATTCTGATTTTATGTGTATATAAAACTCATTTTATGATTTTTAATTCGTAACACAATGAAATTATTACCAATGATATTAGAACCATATCACTACTTGCTGACAGCAAAAAGATATGATCATCCACCAAGAATAAAGGATGGCGGGAGAAGAGCTGTGCTGATCCGGGACATTATCAATCCGCATACAGGCGAGTTGCTGGGTGGGTATAAAAAAGGTATTGAAGGTGTAGTTATCCCGATTGATGATAATTGCCTGCAACAACGATTTCTTGAGCATCTGGAATGGATGAGGACGGGTGATGGTACATATACTAAAATTGAACGTTTGGATAGGACATACGACTTTTTCAGATATCATACCCACCATAAAACAGGGAAATATGAATTGAGCCACTGGCATACCTATATCAGCCGCTTCGACTTTGAGTATGTTGATATTGATAAGCCGGTTACAAAGATTGAGGAGAAAAGAATCAAAGCAAAATCTATAACAAATAAAGTAATACAGTTAAACCTATTCGAAGATGAGTAAAATATTTCATGTAGAACTAAAGAACCAGCCGAGGGAGAGCCGACACCACTACTTCGGCTCAAAAACGGCAATATACGATTCGTTCTCCTGGGACGATATCGGGATAAGCAAAGCGGACCTATGGAATACTGATTTATCAAAATTTCCATATCTTTACGAGAACGAAAAGTGTATAATCCGTCAAGGTGCATTACAGCGTACTAAGAATAATAGAGAAAAAAATGATTGAAAGTTGTGAATTAAGAAGAAACAATATTGTTTCATGGAAAGGTCGAAATTTAGTTGTAGACTGTATTTATCCAAATGCAATATCAGATTTTGGATCATTACAAAAAAGTGATTCCGAATATTTACGGAAAACTATAAATTGCTCGGAAATAGAACCTATCTTTCTTACTGAAGATATATTACTAAAATGTGGATTTAATACTGAAGATGATTCTCATTCCACATTTCTACTTAAAATTTCAACTTACTCTCTTTCTCCAATAATAAAATTGTACGCATACTTAGGTAATACAAAATATGTATCTTCTATTAGGCTAATACAGGGATATAATAGCAGTGGTAATATGATTCAAATTAAGAGTCTTCATGAATTTCAAAATCTATATTTCGCTCTAATGAGCAAAGAATTAGAAATTAAGCTATGATTAATAATTATCTGACAAGTGCTATATTCAAAAAAAGAAATAGTGTGTTCATATATTATAAAAATCAGATTAGTGAGGAAGTAAAAAGAGAATATGAAGAATCTCTAGAGGATTTTACTAAAAGATTTATGTCTAGAGCAAACTTTTATTTTTATCCCACTCATGATCGATTTCACTTATTTGAATTCAATAATATTGTTTCTCTAATCATATCAAGCAATATATACGATCAACTATTAGCAAACACAGATTTATGGGATGGCGTAATAAAACATTATAAAATTGAAGCTAATATTATAGTCTATACTCCGGACAAAAGTGATATGGACGATAATTTAAAATTACCTGTTATTACTTAAACAATGTTCATAATATTTTGATAAATGAAGGAAGAACTAACAACTGCTATGCATGCTGAATTCCTCGGCGATGAGGTAACCGAGATTGAATTAAGGGTATGGGATATCTATGGGTCTGTCAATCGCGGCATTCCTCTTTCTGAAGCTTTAAAAAAAAATGGTATTCCTGAGGATGATTATTTGAAATATAAGTATAAATACTTATCTGCCGATTGATAAATAGTTTTCAAAAATATGTCTTTGTTCACTATTAGTAAGATCGATGACACCTTTCCAATTAGAGCCTAGCAAAAGGTTCTTTCCATATTTCTTTTCAGCCAATTGCCACATTGGAATATCAACTCCTTTATACCGTTCCATCCATTTAGAAAAGTCATTGTAATTTGATTGCGATATATTCTTTTCAGACAGCTGCCATTTACCCCACGACGAGATATCATCATGAAATTCAGATTTAGCCGAGAATCCATATTTAGCCCATGAATATCCACCCACATTAATATTGGCCTGTACTTCGATATTCGTAATACCGGCATTTCTATATTGTTGATACAAGGACCTGAATAAATCTTTTGAAAATCCTTTGCCCTGTATTTGCTGTGGTATTGTTAAATTGTCATGATATGCAGTACCATTAGAGAAAGTACGCTGCATTCTAAAGTTATCTTTTCCTACAATATCCATGGTTATTTCATTAGGACTTGCATATAGTCTTTTATCCGTTATCCGGATACCATATTTATTTGTCAACCTGACTAAATCTTTATCAAATTTTGATAAATCAAATCCTCTGATTACTTTATTAAATTCAGCATCTAAATTCCCTGAAGTGGAATAACCTAATTTCTTTGCGGTTTCAACACTAAATTCATATCGTTTGAATTGTCCTAATAAAGACTTATGGCTTGATATATTATCCTTTATGAAGTATGGTAATGACTTTGCATTCTGAATCCGATCTTTGTTATCCTGGATATATCTCTTAAACCCATCAGGCAAATCACGAACTTCATTCTTACTTTTTATATTCGGTTTTTCCCCCTTTAGTATCTGTTTTTGAACTTTTACAAATTCTTCTTGTGTCATCATTACTGGAGTGACATAACAACGACACTGGGGATGCCAGCCAGTAAAAATAAAAGATTTAGGGTATTTACCTTGCAGTTGTTCGCATATGGGGCATTCGTAAGGATTTGTTGATGAACGGTGAACTTCATAACCTACAACGAAATCAAGTTGTTGCCACCGCAATATATCAGCATTGCGATAGGCCATATTGATTTCTGTACGGGCAACACGCATGGAATTTTTATAGCTGCTTCGGTATACCCCTTGTCCCGGATTATATGCTTTCGCATTTTTGGAAAGCTGCAAATTGCCTCTGGTGTCGCGGACTCTTCTGAATAGCTTCTCTGGCTCATTCAGATACTTTCGAATGTCCCTGCTCAGTTCTGCCGCCGACCGGCCATCAGACAGTCCTACATCGAAGGCCATCTCGATTTCTTCCTTGAATTGGGAGACATTGCGCCATATTCTCTGAGAAAGGTTAAGTCCATCACGACCAACACGGGCTGTATACATTTGCCTGGCTGCTTCATTTCTTTGGAAGTATTGGGGATAATCGTCAATATTAGTGACAAGAATTTTTATAAGTTTATCATTTATATCATTGGCATTGTTCCATTCAGATTTTATTCCATTCTTTATTTCATTATAAATTTTACTGTAAAGGTTTTGAAGAATTTTAGTAGCTTCAGGGGAAAGACTTTTATGGTCAGAAAATTGAAAGGATTTATCCGGATTCGCTTCTAGTTTCCTGTAAAGCTTGATCATTTCTCTTATAGCAGCATAATAGTGTAGATGTATATTATGAGAATATTCATCTAAGCGCTTTAGGATATCTTTATATTCTTGTGATTTTTTTTTCATAAGTCTTTACATTTTACACCTATTTCTTTATGTTTTATATAGAAGGGTATAATTCCCTTCCTGCGATCTTTTGTTTCCTGATTAAACAAAAGATTGAAAACAAAAACTTTATAAACAATGGAGAAAACTATTATCGTTTCAGATGGATATCGAGAGAGAGTAGTTAATCTGGAGAAATCATACAGATTAATGAAAAGAATGGGATTGTTGTAATTATACAACATGGGACTAGCTAAATGCGAATAGGTGAAGAGTTGATATAAATCAGGTATATCAACTCTTCTAATTTAATAGCTACCTTCAAGCTCATTTACTAACCGGTTGTTTGAAGCCGTTTCTTCTTTTTCCTTTTTAATCCTTTCTATTTCTTCCACAGCATTTGCCACTCCAATTAATTCAACAGCAGTCTGGAGTGAAATAATACCGTCATTATAGGCTGTCCCGATGGCTTTCCATTTTTCATTAGTATCTTCATCAAACGGCTCTGCGAATTCGTGCTCGATCTTCAACTTTGCCAATTGTTCCCGCATAAGAGGATGGGTTACATTCATCATAATAGAAAGAATAAGGTTCTTTTCCCGATCTACTAGTTCGTCATATATCTCCATGCGGTTGTCGCGCTTGATATAACCAAGAATACGGGCTTGTTTTTGGGCATTGCCGGATAATGTTTCCGATCCACGGATATTTTCATATGTAAAATCGGGAGTAAATGTGTCCATATGAATTGAATCCCGGAGAACTTTCTTCTCAGACTCTTTCATTTCTACTGAAGTAGGGGGTTCTACATATTCAAATTTACTATTCTCATTATTCAATCTGATTAATTTCCCTACAGTTTCAGGATCTGCCATAGATTTTATTACATCAACAGTTGCTGCAGCTATAGGATCTGCAAAGTATTCATTCACATCCCCGGCTTTACTGTCAACATATTCATCACGCTTTATACGCTCTTCTGCACCTTCCCACTCTTTTGGCTGGTTATAATATATTGCCAGAACTTTGCCTGTTGGGTTTGTATACGCTTCAACTTCCCATCCGATACCTGATTTTTTACATCGATAAATCACATCAGGCGTAAGAATATCAAAATGCTCAACAGTCGATCCATTTTCTTTCAGAGAATATCCATATGCAAAAGCTATCATATTTTTATATTGATCGAATAATGGCCTTAGTGTATAGCCATCAGATTTTGATATAACCAATACTTTTACTTTGGGATTGCCGTCTTTATCCTGATAGATATGATAAATCTTTGCGCTCTCAATCTCAGCTCCGGCTTTACGTTTTGCCTGCCTGATAGTTGTATTAAATCGAGTTTCCCGAAGGAATTCTTCATAGGCTTTAAAAGCTTCCTCTGTATTTTCGTCCGGACTTACTTCTCTCCATTCAATGGGTTTAGCCAGGAGAAAGAATAATGCAATTTCATTTATATACCTTTGCCATGCCCGTGGAAGCTTCTGGACAACATACGGCTCCTTTCCTTTTCGAGGTTTATTCCGTCTAAACATGACATCATGAGTATTTGGATTATACTCTTTTATCGCTTCTACAACTTCAATATCCCTGTCCTGGAATAATTCTTTGGCCTTGCTAATATCTTTGTCTTGTATTAGCTCATATAAGTTACGTTCTACACCAAAACCGTTCTTGATTAAGTTTTGTATGACTCCTAAAATGTTTTCAAAAAATGCCATTAATCTTTATTTTAAAATATTCCTAAATCGTCTTTATCTATATCTGAAGGAATGATTACACCTCTCATTTCAACAGTACCGGTTAAAGCATCCGGCGCATCATCATGTGCATTCCCCCCTTCTTTCCTGTATTTTTTTATGTGCCTGGCAAACTCAGGCCAGCGCTTTTCCCAACCAATAGGAAAATACGTGAGATTATTTACATCTGCTGACTTTGTAAATATCCTTACATTCTTGTTTTCGCTTTGATGAAACCAATTGATAAATGTCTTATTGTTTCCTATGATCCTGGATTGGCTTTCTACATTACGGGCAAAACCGCGGCCGCCATTATTACTCTCGATGTTGGCTTCCTCTGTTTCGTTTTTCGCCAACATCTCAGTAGTTTTCGGTTCTGTATATTCCATTGGCTTTTTAGTATAAAGTATATCAGTAACAAAATTTCCAATCTCAGTCTCATCATAGCATATAGAGCATAAATAATCTTTACCTGTATCAGCTGTATCGGTATAATTTTTCTTTGTTTTCTGTTTAGTATGAGGTATTACTTCATAGGTTTTAAACTCTTTATACATTAGTCCTTCTATCGGCATTGGATTCTGCATATACTGAGTATCGAACACATAAGAACTTTTTCCTTCAAGTTTATGAAGTTCTTCCAATGTATGCTTATGCGGCCAGAGTGCCTTTTCTTCTCCTGTATCAGAATCAGTATAAATGCATGGTAATGATAATACATACCATTCTCCACCATCTTCTACCGTACCTTCCAAATCAATGAGATAGCCGCACAGATCATCTTCATGCAAGCGTTGCATAATTATGATTATCGGGGTATTACGGCTGTTAACACGATTTCGGATAGTCGTTTCAAACCGGTTATTCACACGTTCTCGCACCACATCGGAAAGTGCATCTTCAGGCTTTATCGGGTCATCGATCACAATAGCCCCGGCGAAGTTAGAATCGGCAAAAGGGAAGAATTCCTCAATATCTTCTGTGTCTTTCTTCCATTTATCTGTTAATTGTTGCTCTATGTCTTTTTCAGGATCTACCTGTCCTGCCCCGAATCCGGTTACCTGTCCTGCAGTGCTGACAGCATATAGCCCACCGCCTTCTTTTGTATACCATTTACGCGCATTACGAGTGTCCAGTTGAATCTCAAATAGGCGTTGGTAGTAGTCGGAACAAATAATTTCTTGTATCTCTCGGGAATTATCCAGTACCAGATCATCGGAATAGGAAAGATGAATGAATTTGGATTTTGGGTTAATAGCCAAGCCTTCTGCAATAAAGTTCTTTACTGCAAGTTCCGTTTTTCCATACCGGGGAGCTATATTTATGATGAGACGTTTTATTTCTCCTTTAAGAACTCTATCTAATACTTCAGATATTTTTCTATGGTGATCACCGACAATAAATTTATTACCTGTTTTTTCTTTGAATGAATAACGGGTAAAATTTAGAGTGCCTTGCAGACACCAGGTCTTTTGTACATCTATATCTCTAATATCAGTAGTCATTATCCATATCTTTTAATAACTGACTAGCTTCTTCTCTTGTCAATACACGGGCTGGGATAAGATCCTTCCCGTCTTTACCTGTCACCTCTGTTTTAATAGGTGATTCATAGCCTAGCATCTTGTTTATACTGTCTAGGCTTTTTTGTTTATCATACAATTCTATCTTCACAAATTCGACATCGATTATATCAGGATAGTCACTCTTTCCCACATTTTTTTTTGCAATTTTAGTAGAAATGCTTTTTATACATGCTTTCTGATCATTATTTAGATTTTCGAAGTCTACCCTGCTAATCCATGTATTATGTAAATGGGCAATGGAGGAAAAGGCGATCTTTTCATGTTCTTTAATAACACGGAGAGCGGAGATGCCGGATGTTTTCGCAAGGTCTGTCTGTAATTCATGAATTCTGTTTTGAATGTTAAGTTTTGATAAGTTTTGAGCCCCTATAATTCTTGCAGTATCTTCACTGTATCCGGATCGAATAGCTGCTTGAGTAGCGTTAAAATCAATACAATACTCATAGCAAAAGCGTTCTTGCTTTGCGGTAAGCTGTTTTATGTATTTATTTTCTTTTTCACTCATATGGTTAATTATATACTTTACAAAATATTATATATCCCTATTTTACAATTCTTACATTATTTCGTATTTGAAAAATCATTTTATTGTATTTAAACAAATTATTCTCTACACTAACTTATTTCTGCCTAGTACTTTCATAATAAGACAAAAATAACAAAAGCGCGTTTATAAAATACACTAAAAAGATATAATTATTTCTTAAACTGGGGTAATTGTTAATTTATGGAGGGCATTAATGGAGAAAAGTGTGTATGAGAGTATGTAAAAGTAGAGGCTTCCTGCTTTGGTTTAATCAAGTCTTATAGTACTTCCTTTGAATACTCCACGACAGACAGAGCCTGTGACTATTCGAGTAGAATCATTTGGAGAGTATGCTTTGAACTTTGTTATATACAAATCGCTCTCACTTCCAGCAAATGGATCATAACCTCCTACCTCAATAGGTTTATATCCGGCATCGATCAGGGTTTTCCTTGCTCCTTGTTCATCTGTACACGATATAAGAGCAAAACAGACAGTAAGTATTAATAATGTTTTCTTCATATTATTTTATTTTTATAAATGCTTCGATAAATACTTTATTCAACATTTCGGCAAGATCTCCATATGCTTGAAGGGAATTTCCATCCAAGGAAGTATCTTCATGTACCGGAATGATCATACCGTTAATGTTTAGTTCCATAGGTTCACAACCTGCTTTTTCTTTCAGTAGGTTATACATGCGCGGGGAGAGGAATAATATATTATCTTTTGGTTTTGGTTCTTCGAAGAACTGTTTATATCTTTCTTTTCTCATATAGAAATAACTTTCTTCTCCCTCAAAATCCTTACACCATTCCTGTTCATAGTAATAGTAAATCCGAGAAATATGCCCTTTACCTATGCATACCGCCCAGCTTTTATAACTATCTGGAGATTTACTCATTGCATCATAGATATATTCCTTTCCATCTATGATACAGTAGCATATAGTTCTAAGACTATTAAGACTCCTCATATCAATATCTTAAATCTGTCCAGTGAATAATTTGCCCCTCGAAATCAGTATTGAACCATTGAAAGAAATCGTGAGTTGAATCGAAACCATCATTTTTTGCCAGTAGGTCTATTTCTTTCAATGAAAGTAAGCGTCCATCAACATATACCTTGAATGATAAATAAAAGGTTTCTTTCAGCTTAGGGACGTAATCTTCGTAGAGATAAGTGTTCTCATCCAGACTTTCATCTGATACGTCCTTAATCTTAATATCCTGTACCGATTTACATATTTCCAATCCTTTGATATTCTCATTGAACTGGAAATACTCTTTTGTCCGCACACCTGTAGCCAGGTGCAACTTCATTCCGGCTCTCCACCTTTTGCCGTGCCTGATAGTATGCTTCTTAGGAACATAGGCCTCAGCCCATTCAAGCAGCACAGAGGCGAGTATCTTTTGCACGAAGTGGGTAAGCTTACCGTTTACCTTTGTTTTGAATCCTAGTATCATAATTGGTTTATTTAATAATCTCTCTAAATTCTACTTTTGGAATATTACCAGAGAGAATGGCATTCCCGCATGTAATCAGTCCTAAATCTTCATCATAACTCGGAATGAAAACAATTACATCAAAGCCAGCCTCTATAAGATCCTGTTCCACTTTTTTATATGGCGTGAAGGCTGTATATCCGTCAGTGGTTTCAATATTATTCTCAACACAACTATTCGTTCGGTGTAAAGGTGTAATCTTACACATAAAATGCTCGGGATTAAACAATGTTGCCAAAAGCTTA